GAAAAGTATCGTCCGCCTACTAAGGCAGAGATCGATGCTGATAAGAAGAAGGACCAAAGGGGTAAACCTCGTCCTAGCATTACGGCTAAGTCAGTCAACCGTAAAGTATACGGTAAGATGATGGGTGGTCTTAAGAACGAATCAGTTGAGCAACTTGCTGAGCTAGATGCCAAAACACAAAAGAAGTTCGTCGCTGGCGCAAAGGCTATGAAGGCATACGCTACGAAGAATGGTGGAGTCGATAAGGCAGACTTTATGAAGGCTGCTAAAATGATGGACGACATTGCTCGTATCAATCTACTTCAGGCAGGTCCTATCCTTTCAAGACTGAATCGTTTTGTTGATGGATTGGATACTGATGTTCGTGAACGTATCTATGTTGAGCTTAAAAAGGTTGGTCTTGTAGAATCTATGAACGAAGAGCTTAGCGTATCCGATGGTGTCGCAAAGTGGATTACAGATTTCCAAGCATCTGATGCCCCACAGTTCCAAGGTAAGTCTGACGACGAAAAGAAAAAGATGGCTATAGCTGCATTCATGGCGGCTAAGCAAAAAGATGGTGGTGACGATAAGAAACCACAAAAGGATGAAAACACAAAAGCATCCTTAATGAAGAAGCTTGCTAAATCGGCAGCCTCTTCCGAAAAAGGTAAAGCAAAAGTAACTTTGAAAAAGGCTCCTTGGGATAAGAAGAACGAATCCCTTGATGAGGCAAAGTTTTCCCCTAAAGATATTAAGATGGCGATTGGTATTGCATCTGATAAAAGATATGCTGGTGGTAATATGTCTGGAGCCGTTAAGGCAATGGATAAAATGAAACCCGGCATTTCAGATCATCCCCAAGTTAGAGCAGTACTTAAACGCCAGAACGAAGATCTAGCAGAAGCAGCCCCTAAGATCAAAGGTCCTTCCGTAAAGGGTGGAAAGATCATGGGAGTGCCAGGAAAAAAGCTAGGCCAGAAACTTGACATCGAGCCACAAGTTAGTGGTATGAAATTGATGTTCAGAGTAACCACCAGTGACGGTTCGCTTAAGACTGTTGATGCCGCTGGTTTGGCTAAGATGCTAAGATAGGATATATTAAGATGAAATCATTTTCTGAGTTATGGGATCTTAAGGAAGACGACGATAAGGATCCTAACGAATACGATCAAGAAGGAGAGATGGCTAAGACCCAACTCCAAACGATCATGCGTAACGCTCAGGATCTGATGAATCTATTAGAAGACGACGATAATCTACCAGAGTGGGTACAGAATAAAATCACAAAGGCAAGCGATTATCTTGACACCGCAACGGACTACATGAAGTCCAACGAAGGGTCAGAAACTTGGGAAGCAGGTTATAAGAGAAGAGTCGTTAAGACTACAAAACCTGAGCACAAGGAGAAGGGTTACAACTGGAGGATCAAAGGTAAGGATCGTCCAGAGATATCTATTAAGCTTTATAAAGATAAGCCATCGCAGCAAGAATTTAATAAACAAATGAAGCGCGTGGCAGGTCACGAGTTTGGAGGCTAAGGTGAAATCATTCAACAATTATAATGAAGAAGTAATTGATCAACGCTGTGAGGAGTGTGATCTTTACGAGAATCTTGAGATCACTGAGGCCGAATACCAGGGTAAGAAAGTAAAATTAAATGATCCATTTAGAACGTCGGGTGGTCCAAAAAAGTTTGCAGTATACACTAAGAACGATAGTGGTAATGTTGTTATTGTACGCTTTGGCGACCCTAACATGGAGATCAAAAGAGACGACCCAGCGCGTCGAAAGAATTTCCGTGCCAGACATAACTGTGACAATCCTGGACCAAAATGGAAGGCCCGTTACTGGAGTTGCTACCAGTGGCGAGGTGGAGCAAAAGTAGATAACTAAGGGGATTAACTGCTATGGCAACTAAACGCGAGCAAGAACTGCTCACAAAACTATCAGACAAATTTGATGTACACATGGAGCAAACCGCCCATGATCAAAAAAGAATGGTAGTGATGGAAGAGAAGCTAGATAAACTAGCCGACGCTGTTGTTTCCATCGCAAGAGCTGAAGAAAAGATTTCTGTTCTCATTGAGGATACGCGTGATATAAAAACTAGCGTGGACGAGAACACTAAAAAGATCCATGAACTTGAACTAACTTCGTCAGCCAACTCTGCTGATCTGAAAACATTAGGCAAGTTCTTCTGGATGGTCGCTGCGGCGGCAATCACAATCTGTGCCGGAGCAATATCAATGGCACTTGGAATATTAGAGTAATTAAAGGAGCACTCAAATGTCGCTAGACAACGAACTTAAGAGTATCGCTCAAGCGTATTTGAGCATGCTTGACGAAAAGAAAATGGCCAAAGAAGATGAGCACGAAGGTGATGACGATAAAGTCGAATGCCCTAAGTGTGAAGGCAAAGGCTGTGACCATTGCGATGACAAAGGTTATCATATGAAAAAGGATGAAGCAATGGATCCTGTCAACAAAAAGGCCGTTAAAAAAGATTTTGACGATCGTAAGGATAAAGACATCGATAACGACGGAGACGTCGATGATTCTGATGAGTATCTTCACAAGCGTCGTAAGGCAATCTCAAAATCAGTCAAGAAGGAATCCTATGATTGGGATACTATTCTTGAGATGAGCGATGATGAACTCGATGCATTTATCGATAGTCTTCCAGAGTCCGCAATCAACGAGCTTACAAAGCAATACGAAGATATCATTGAAGCAGCTAGTGCTCAGATGAAACCAAAGCCTGAGGATCAAGAGAAGCTTGAACCACGCGCAGCTGGTGAAAAGGATTTTGCCGATAAGCATAAGGTTGACGTAAAGGATAATCCTGAGACTAAAAAACAGGATGGTTCTGAAAAGGTTAAACAAGCTGCTGGTCGTAAAGGCGATAAAAAGTTAAAGGACGTTCGCAAGTAACCAATAAATATCAGTATAATGATATTATTGAGGTTACGCAATTATGAAGTCTTTTGATGAATTGAATGATGAAAACTTTTTGGAGTTTGCTGCAAAGTATTATAGTAATCCGCAGTGTACTTCAGAGGAAGAGTTTTATGATGACTTAAACCGTTTTAAGTATTTGAAACGATTGATGAAAAGGTATTTTGATAAGGGGGATCTACAGGAACGACTGATACTGAACCACATTATTGTACTTTACAATGTGTTTGGTATTCCTGCAGCAAACCGCATGATGTTCTATAAGTTTGAACCTCATTGCTGGCCCCTCATCAAAACCGTTCTCATCTTTCTTCATTACCTTAAGACGAATGAGTATAACGACATCCCTCTTGACGAAAATGTTATAGAGGTACTAAGGAAGCTATAATGGGCATTGTTTCTAGAGCAGCAGATGTATATTACACATACCGATTCATTCGCACGTTGGTTACTCCGTGGGAAGAACTGGATGCCTATAAGTTAGGTCTTATTGATGGTAACGGTAAGAACTTAAAGAAACCTTCCACATCCGAGGAAAAGGATTCATACAGCGTATTCTTTAGACTCGTCTTTAATATCAAAAGAATTTTAGAGAAGTTGCCGTTCGGTAAGAGTCGTATCTCTTCCTATGCCGCAGCTTTGTTTTTGCTCAAGGAACACACTAAGATGTCCGATGAGCAAATGGCCCATGCCTTTTCCGAGGTAGGAATAGACGTTGATAGTCTACTTGCTGAGGATAGCGCGTGGCACGTACAAGAGAATAACACACTATCTCCTGGTGTGTTTAAGTTGGCACAGGATATCGCTAGTCCACTGACTGGTGAAATGATTGCCCGTAAAGGAACTACTGTTTTAGTTGACGAAGGGACAAAACCATCAGGTCTTGTCTTAGGCGAAAGTATATATAAAATTAAGCATGTTCAAACTAAGCAGGACATATTCGTATCTTCCGGAGACTTGTTGCGATGAAAAATTTTAGCTTTTGGGTAGATGATTGCTGGGATGGTTATAAGCAAGTCGGTACTAAGAAAAAGGGAAAAAGAATAGTTCCCAACTGTGTACCAGAAGATGCACCCGTAAACGCGGTCGGTACGGACGGTGGCGTTGATCTGAACCCAACAGGTCGCTCCGTGAAAATGGATCGCAGGTCTAGGTGGGACGTGAGCAAGTTGTTCCGTCGTGCAAATGGACCTAAAAAGAAACAGGAGAAATAGAATGATTGACGTACTTATCTGGGTAGCAGTTGGCGCATTTATCGGTTGGAACTTTCCTCAACCGTTTTGGGCAAAGGCCATCCAAAATAAAGTTATGAGCGTTCTTAAAAGAGACGTATAATGTTTGGTGGATTGAAGGTTTATTTGATTATGGGATCAGTGTTGGCAACGGTTGCCGTAGGTGGTTACTTTTACTACAAAGACACTCAGGCTCAGATCAAACTACTAACTGAAAACGCAGCAAAACTAGAAACAGCAGTTGATGCCAAGGAAGTCGTAATAGACCAAATGGAACAAACTGCGGCAAGGCAAGCTGAGCTAAACACTCAGCTTAACGAGTCTTTACAAGCAGCAGAATCCTATCAGGATGAGCTATTGAATAAACTTCAGGAACACGACCTTACTCGCTTAGCGATTCGTAAGCCTGGACTAATCGAAAGTAGAATTAATGATGCAACCAAAAAACTATTTGACGATCTCGAGTCTGCTACTAGCAACTAGTGTACTCGGTGGCTGCGCTCTGTTCTCTCCACAAGAGAAGATAGTAACCGTACCTCAGATCATAGAAAAAGATATCCCATTGGCTGATAGACCAAAAGGTCTTTCTTTGGCCGACGTTGAGTTTTTTGTTGTCACCGCCGAGAACTATGATGAGTTCGAAAGTCGTTTTACGGATGAGAACGGCCAATTGGTATTCGTTGCTATGTCAGTCCGCGGCTACGAGGCAATGTCCTTGAACATGGCCGAACTTCGTAGGTACATACTTCAGCAAAAAGAAGTCATTGTTTACTACGAAAATTCTTTAGAAAAAAATACGAAAAAAGACACACAATAGGGTTTACATCCTAGCCGTTTTGTGGTATAATAGTCTTATCATTTAGAAAATTGGAGTTACTTGATGGCAGATAATATTTTTGTTACTAAAAGGGACGGCCGAACTGAGCCGTTCGACCTTGATAAAGTCCATAAAGTACTCGAGTGGGCAACTGCAGATATCACCGGCGTGTCTATATCCGAGATTGAAATCAAGGCAAATATTCAGTTATACGATAAGATCCCAGCCTATGATATTCATGAGCTTTTAATCAAATCAGCGGCAGAGCTGATATCTGATAGAACGATTAACTATCAGTATGTTGCCTCACGTCTAATTAACTATAAGTTGCGTAAAGAGGTTTATGGTCAATACGAACCTTGGCCCTTAGCTCAACTTATCATTGAGAACGTATCCCGTGGTGTATACGATGGATCCATCATGGAGGAATATACCCGTGATGAGATAGATCAATTAGGATCATACATCAAACACGAACGTGACGATATGTTTACCTTTGTTGGTATGGAACAGTTCCGTGGCAAGTATCTTGTGCAGGACCGTAGGACTAAAGAATACTACGAAACTCCGCAGATGCTGTATATGATGATTGCGGCCACGCTGTTTATAAACTATCCAAAAGATATCCGTATGAAATGGGTAAAGGAGTTTTATGATGCAATCTCACAATTTTACATTTCTTTACCGACTCCAATTATGGCTGGCGTGCGTACACCTACTCGTCAGTTCTCGTCATGTGTCCTTATTGAAAGCGGAGATAGCTTGGATTCAATCAACGCCACGTCGACGTCGATTGTTCGGTACATTTCTAAGAAGGCTGGAATCGGCATTGCCGCAGGCAGTATCAGAGCACTCGGAGCTAAGATTGGAGATGGTTCGATTGTACACACAGGACTTATCCCTTTTCTTAAGTACTTCCAGGCTGCGGTCAAATCGTGTAGTCAGGGAGGAGTGCGCGGCGGTGCAGCAACTGTATATCTCCCAATTTGGCATTTAGAGTTCGAGGATCTTGTAGTACTCAAAAACAACAAGGGTACCGAAGAGAACCGAGTCCGTCATATGGACTATGCATTTCAGTTCAACAAACTGATGTATGAAAGGCTACTATCAGGTGGTAACATTACGTTCTTTTCGCCTGATGATGTCCCTGGATTATACGAAGCATTCTATGCGGACCAAGACAAGTTTCGTGAGTTATACGAAAAGTATGAGCGCAAGACATCCATTCGTAAAAACTCTATGCCAGCGATTGATGTCTTTAGTCAGTTCATCAAGGAGAGAAAGGACACTGGTAGAATCTACCTAATGAATGTCGACCATGCAAACGAGCACGGCGCGTTCAAATCAGACCTTGCTCCAATTAGACAATCAAACCTATGTTGTGAGATTGATCTTCCAACTAAACCATTAAACTCAGCAAACGACGACGAGGGTGAGATCTCGCTGTGTACGTTATCAGCAATTAACTGGGGACTCATTAATGAACCTAAAGACTTTGAAAAATACTGTAATCTCGCCGTTAGATCGCTGGATGCTCTTCTCGATTACCAAGCTTATCCTGTTAAAGCAGCCGAAGTTTCCACACGGAATCGTCGTCCTCTTGGCGTTGGTATTATTAACCTTGCTTACTTTTTGGCGAAAAGAGGATTGGGATACAACGAAGAAGCATTGGCCACTATTGATGAATACGCTGAGGCATGGTCATACTACCTAATCAAGGCATCTGCTGATTTAGCGGCAGAGCAAGGATCCATTCCATTGATCAACGAATCAAAGTATGGTGACGGAGTTCTTCCTATTGATACCTATAAGAAGGATGTTGATGAACTCGTTAAACCTAAACAGAGAATGGATTGGAAAGGTCTACGAAAGCAACTGAAAACATCAGGCATTCGTAACTCTACTCTGATGGCGTTAATGCCAGCAGAGACATCTGCTCAGATATCCAACTCCACGAATGGTATTGAACCACCTCGTGCGTTGGTATCGTATAAGCAGTCAAAGGATGGTGTAATGGCTCAGGTAGTTCCTGGGTATCACCATCTTAAAAATAAGTACGATCTGCTGTGGGATCAAAAATCTCCACAGGGTTACCTTAAGATCTGTGCAGTACTACAGAAGTATATCGATCAGGGAATATCCGTGAACACGAGTTATAATCCTGAGCACTTTGATGAAGGTAAGGTACCTATGTCTGAAATGATTAAGGACATTGTTACTTTTTACAAGTATGGTGGTAAGCAACTATATTATAACAACACTTACGATGGATCCGGTGAGTTCAAGGAAGAAGCATTAGTGGAACTTGAGTCAGCCGCAATAGATGATGAGCACTGTGATAGCTGCGTCATATAAGGAAAGCACATGTCAGTATTTCAAAAGAAGAAAAAATCTCACCTTGAGTCAATGATGTTCTTTGACGAGCCC